CTGAGATGGCAATAGTATTCCCTGTCGTGTTGGTGTATGTCACACCAGCCGCGCGACTGGACATTAGATTCTGCCAATTCTGGCCAGCTCCGAGTGCAGTATTATCGTTCGGAACAACACCAAGCTCCGGTGCGCCGGATGTCATTACCCCACTGGCTACGCCATCGTGCGACACGGCGACAAATAGACCGTTGCCGTATGTGATCGATCTCCAGCTATTATCAGCAGCCGACACCCTTGACGTCCAGTTAACACCATCTGGAGACGTCATTACCCCATGGGCTACGCCATCGTACGCCACGGCGACAAACAGCCCGTTGCCGTATGTGACCGCTATCCAGCTATTATCAACAGCCGATGATTGTATCGTCCAGTTGACACCATCTGGAGATGTCATTACCCGATTGCCTGTGCCTGTGTTCGCCATGGCGACAAATAGACCGTTGCCGTATGTGATCGATCTCCAGCTATTATCAGCAGCCGATACCCTTGACGTCCAGTTGACACCATCTGGAGATGTCATTACCCGATTGCCTGTGCCTGTGTTCGACACGGCGACAAATAGACCGTTGCCGTATGTGACGCAAAACCATTGATTATCAACAGCCGATACCCTTAACGTCCAGTTGACACCATCTGGAGATGTCATTACCCGATTGCCTGTGCCTGTGATCGCCACGGCGACAAATAGACCGTTGCCGTATGTGATCGCGATCCAGCTATTATCAGCAGCCGATGTTCTTACCGTCCAATCGGCTCCGGGAAGTACAATTCCAAGTTGCGCAACAGTTACAGCATGCGGGTTAGATGTGTTAGCTGTATGCGCATCAAGTACGGATCCATCTGTCCCAACGTCGCGCCCATCCACTGTGCCAGACACCGAAATATCTCCAACCACTGAAACGTCGGTCGGCATGAGATATGTATCACCAGCCTGAGGCACGTCAAGCGACGGCATAATTGGGTCTAATATTACGACTTCTTTCTGAGCCATTTCCAGCCCTCCTTATGTGACCAGATACGCGATACCGGCACGTGAATTAATGATGTTTATAACGCTGTATGGAGCTCCTGCCACTGTGCGGATCGTAAGCGGCACATTATATGCCGTACCTACAGAAGCTCTGACTGATATTGTTTTAGGTGTCGGAAGAGCATAGATACCGAGCGCGTCAATAGCCACCTTGACAGTCCCCCCTACCGATGTGGCTGACAGTGTACCACCGGACACTGCGTCTGTCGCATGCAGAGCTATGTCATATACTGATATTGCAGACAATCCCATTAGACTGTAATCCTTTGTAATACGCGCACAGCCCCACTAGTAACGTTCTGAACATCATCTGTTGCCGCGTTGGTTATGAACACGTCATAGACATAACTTCCGGGCGTTAGCGTGTCAGTAACAGCATCTTCCATCGATAAATCGAGGAACCCGTTAGCTCCACCCGTCGCCACGGTGAATGCTCCGTATAGCGTGCCTCCTGGCGCGTCCCTAAACTGAGCCGCGCCTGTATACCCCGTCAAATCTACCGTGTCGCCAAGTGAGCTTTTGATGATGAACCTGTGAAAAAAATCTGCTCCCTGCTTAATAATCAAATCTGCCATTTATCACGCTCCGAAGTTGGGTATGGAAACGGTCGCGCCGCTTTCAACCCGCAATGTAAAATCTATTGAGTGCCAATGTGTAGAGCCTTTTCTTACCGGATCACCGCGCTTTTCCAGTGTGCAAAAATAAAACTCGGTTGGCCGATTTTCATAATCCTGAAACCATGCGATAAGAATACCGTAGTCAAACGCTTCGAAAATACTCAAGATCGACTCAAGGTCTGAAGACTCACCTGAGTTTCTTAAATCATCTATATTGTCTATAGATATTGTGTATAGCTCACCCTTACGCATGACCCGCGTCTGCGAAATGCCGCTTGTTGCAGTCGAACGGTCTATTCTATCGTCCTTTTTGATCGCGAGCTTTGAGTATGCTTGATCAAGCTTTAGTTGACCGACCTGCCCAGTACTAAACCAAGCTAGAGTTGTATCGTTCGGAACAGAGGTCGAAAAAACACCACTTGTCAATATTTCAGTGCCAGCCTGCCCCGGCCTTTTAATTTCTCCGCCTGAATAGATTCTTTTTGTCACGCCAGTCGCAATCGTCTGGCGCAGGCCAATAGCGAGCGTTAAGGCGTTGCGGCATGTCACTGACTTTGACGCTGCCGGGATGGCCTGCACAAGAGCAGGGGATATAGATACCTGCCCACCGGCTGAAACGTCGTTGATTCCGGTGGTCACAGTGTAGTTCGTTGTGTCGCCAGCCACATTGATCACGTTACCGGCAAAAATAGCTCCTTCTCCGGCTGCCGCAATGCCTATTGAAATCGACCCAGCCGCATAGCCTGCTGCATCTGTCGTTGAGCTGGTAGCAAGTCCAGCACCGGACACGTCAGCGATGCCATACGTGATCGTATAATAGTTTCCGTCGCCGTTGAATTTTATCCGCTTACCGGCTCTAAAGTGGCCTGTTCCAGTGTTGGCGAGTATTATTGTTTTGTCACCGATTGCATATCCTGCTGTGTCGGTTTTCGCGCCATCCGATGACCCGCCAATGGCGACCCACTCAATCAATCCGTTTCCAATAGGTGTTAAACCGCCGCTCATAATATACCTCTGCCAACGATAATATTAACACGCATCAGAACACCTGCGCAATGATCGCGCCTGTTCCGCCAAATTGCGGTGCGACCGGATACCAGCTCAATGATGTAGACACGCCGCCGCCGCTAATGTTGATGCGCGAAGGCTCATAAAGAAATGTCTGTGTTCCTGACGAATTTCGCTCGACAAGGATGCCGAGACTCCCGCCGCCGCCACCGCCACCTGACATTGAGTGGCCGTAACCAGAGTATCCAGCGACTGTGCCAGCCGTACCAATGCCGCCTGACAGGTCGACAGATGCCGCGCTTATATCTACACCACGAGCAATCAGCACGAGCCCAGCACCTCCGTTACCGCCTGATCCGCCGGTGACTGGCGTGCCGTAGATTGTTGCCACGCCGCCTGCGCCCCCGCCTGCGCCGCTCATCGATAACGGCAAGCCGGAAAATGATTGATGTGGGGCTGGGCCAGTCCCAAGCACGCGGATCAGGTCATTAGATGAATTTGTCACTGTTCCTCCGGCCCCACCCCATGCCAGCGGGACACCATTCTGAACAACATTGCCCCCATTACCACCAATTCCAATGAATCCCTTCTGACCATTGTGTCGTATGATAAATGAGCCCACCCAGATAAACCCGCCCGGATAATTAATTTGCATGTCTGGAACCATTGGAGCTCCACCAGCCGATCCGAACCCCGATCCGTTAATTGAGCATGTGCTCGTCCCTGTGATATCTCCTATGACTGTTGTACCGTCAGACGCTGCATATATCTCAGTGTGAGACGTGAGAGTAACCACATCATTAAGCATGATGTCGCCGCGAAAATAGTATTTTCCACTCAAGCTAACTGGTGCGTTCTGCGTTGCGGTGTATCCAAGACTGGTGCCTCCGGTTACTGTAAATTCAACCAGCGTGCCAAGGTCGATGCCGTTCTGATATGCAATTTCGCTATAACGATAGCCTGCAGCTGCGCTTTGATTGAAAAATGATGGCTTCTCAGGTTGCGAGATACAGCTAATCGCAGGCTTGCCGGTCTTGATGTTCCACGATATAGATTGGACCTCGAACGCCCGGCTTAAGTGCCCATCATATTTATGCCAGATGATAGTGCCGTCGGCGACAGTATCTCCACCCCATACTGGTGGCTCAGCAGCACCTGATATGCCAGCCTGCACGCACACGTAAACATCATTATCAAGTGTAAGGAGTCTGTCACCAAGTGATGAAATGAATGCCGTGTCGCCTGCGTGTTCAATAACCCAGTCACTAAGATGCGTGCTCCAATCTTTCCACGTAAGCATAATGTCTTGTATGCCAGTGTGATCAACTCCTACGATGTCGCCAACCTCGATGCCATGGTGGCGAGGCATTAACTCAAAAGTGGCCAACACTGGCGGCGATGCATAGCGAGATTGCATGGCGTTGAAGACGCTGTAGATATTATTGACCGTTTCAGAGTTGGCAAGCAGGCCGTAAAACTCCCACTTTGTAAGTTTTCCGTCCTTGCCATGCCTTGCCTCTGCAACGGTGTCAGCAAAAACCGCATGGCGAGTGTAGTCCTTGGTGTCGCGAGGCGAAGGGTAGTAATCGACTTTCATGTACGGCGAAAATGCCTGCATATCGAGCTTGAGACTTTGCACACTTATAATATCGTCCTCAGTCAGCAGGACATTAACATCAGCACTGCTGATCCTGTTTGTGTGCACATCTATGGCAGGTGATGGAGTTCGGTTCATCGCTTTACAGCTGTACCTGCCGTCACCAAGCGTGCGGCCAAAACATCCTGCGCTAAGTAGGATGTGCTTCTCTATGAGTGTTTTCCCATCAATCCCAGAGCTAAAAACGAACTCTCGCTCAATGCCTGACTCCCGGGTTCCGTCGTAGCCCATAGTATGCAGTCCGACCGTCTCCCACGTAGTATAATCAATATCTAATGATGATGGCGTGTCGGAATAATCGAAACCAAGCCCCCAGTGCTCTGGCAAAATGTCGAAAGAATTAACCTCACCGTTGCCTGATGTCATGATTGTCATGCCGATATAGAAAGGGTTACCCTTGAGTACAGCTACCTCTCCAACATCGTCATTAAGACTATGTCCGGTTGCAGTCGTGCCGAACATTGCCCGGCCTGCTGCGGGCACGGTCAATGTGTTTGATGCCTTGCTTGTCCACATCATAATCTCTTTATCAATCTTAATGAATCCAACTGCAACGCCATCATTAAGCGTTGAATGAATGACAGGATTGGTGAAGTCTGCCGCATCGGCGAGTACAATAGATACGGCACCAGTCGCAGCAACATCGGCAGCTAAAATGCTTGTCTTCGGCAGAAACAGTTGCCTGCGCATCCTATGTAATATTGACTGAGCCGTGATTGAAACCGTCTCTTTGGCTATATCTCGCGACATGCTGCTGATATTCAGCGTGCGCACCTTTACCCTGTCAGCCCATGATCCGCCCCTAACAATGGCGTACAACTCAACGCGCTGGCGGCGAATAGATTGCCCTGTGTCCGCCTCCGCCCTGCGGATAACTGAGGAAAAGTTATTGTCCTTATCGAGGACTGAAAACTTGAGCGTGCCGATTGTTGAGTTGCCTATTTTCTCGTTGAACCTCTCCGTTACCGTGCTTATCGAATCATGGTTAAGATATGGCATGTACCGATGAGGGTATGGGAATGCGGGTATTTCGGATACATCGCACGTACCAATATATATATCGTCGTGCCCCTCA